CAGCGACGTCATGTCACTGCTGGTCAGTCTCAAACTGGACTCCGGACAACCTTTCACTCTCATCCGCAACTGTTTCTGGAACCTCTGCATTGCCCTAGACACCATTAAGGGCGCAAGAGTCATCTTTATCAAAGGTGACGATTCTTTGGCATTAGGTCCTAACGTAGAGTTCGACTACACCGCGATGAACAGTTACGTGAAGGATCTGGGTTGCAACTTCAAACCCCACTCAGCACCTTCAGGAGAGTTCGTAGGCTTCATCGTCAACAAGTACGGTGCCGCCTACGATCTCACAAGGATATGCGCCAAGACCCTGACCAGATGCTACAAGGACAAGGAAGACTTTGACAACTATCGCATCGCCATCGGAGTCACGCTCCGTGAAGTCAAACAAGACGCTGCGCACAATATGGTCAAGGTCAACTCTTACCATCACACTGGCTGCACCGACAACATACCGGATTTCGACATGCTCATCAGTTTCCTGTTCAACTTTGCCGAGGGAAAGGTTCCCTTCAGCAACACCATCGCTTATGAGTCCCGTAATTACATCACGGACTGCGCTGTTGACGTCTCTACGCATCACGGCATTGACACTTCTAAGCTCAGGGCGATACCTGTACTCAAGTACTGCAAGAAGGCGAAATCGTGGGCCCTTAAATAGGGTATTCTATTCACCATGAATTTCCAAAACAAGACCTTCGCTCACCCCGCCACAGGACGACCAGTCAAAGTCAAGCAAGCAGAGCAGCTTCCAAACGTGCTTTGCTTAGAGTTAGAGAGCCCTTACCACCCGAAGGGCCGACAGGAGTTTGAAACGCTCTATCTTCATGATGATGGAGAATCGATTTCATCCTGTTCTGTCACGATACCGAACAAGACACCGACTAAGACGAAGATCATCGGTTTCTTTGGATCCTGCCTCTAACAGGGTATTCTATATCATGAATTCTCACAACCAGAATGACCCGCTCACCATCCAAGATTGCTTTCAAGCGATCCCCAAGAAAGTCTGGCAACTTCAGACGACCAACACGTTCAAGCCAGCTCAAGGGCGCTGTTGCTGCCATGGCCGCAATGTCGCTCACCAAGCGAAGGCCGGCCCGCAGGACAGCAAAGAAGACCATCCGCCCGTCAAACGGTTCCGCAAGGCACTCTGAAAGGGGACAGGAGTTTCTGTCTTTCCTTACGGTACCAACCGCCTCCACCATCGGCTCTTCCCTCTACACCCTGGAAGTCAACCCCACCCAGTTTCCCAGGCTCGGCGTCTTCGCTTCCCAATACAAACAGTGGAAAGGAGACGTCACACTCAAGGTCGAGTCGCTCGGCAACGCCTTCGCCACATCGTCGGTATCACTCGCCTTCATCCCCGACCCCGACGTGAACGAACTACCCTCGGACCCAACCTCCCTGCTTAGAGTCATCAACTCTGCACCTTCGCAGCGGAACCTACACCTCCAGTCCCAAGGCTCCGCTTCAGTGGTCGCGCCCTGGAAGCTTTCAACTAACCCTTGGAAGTTCGTCCAGGACACCGATGTCTCGGACCGCGCCAATGGAGTCTTCGTCATCGTTTCCAATGGCTCACCAGGCGCAGTAGACGTTCCCCTCAAAGTTTCCGTCTCTTACAACGTCCAGTTCCAAGGCAACACCTACTCCCCTCTCGAGGGAGCTCTGGCTAACGTCATCCAAGCCTTGTACGGCACCAACAACTCCCTCTCGGATACGTTGTTCCAACCCACTTCCGGAGCCTTCAACTATGTTGTTGGAGGTTCGGGTAACCGATTCCTTACGCTCACCTACCCTTCCGGCACCGTCAGCAACAAGTACATCGGCAACTGGACCCCGTTGCTACCCAGCCTCCCGAACGCAGCGATAGTGCTTTACGCCAACTACGCTGCCGGATCCGCCACCGCCGCGCTATCCCGCAACACCCTGACCCAATTCTCGGTCTCCGCCACTCAAGCTATCTACCAATTCGCCGATAGCTTGACGGTTCCAACTCTGGCTGGCTCCTTCATAGTCCAACCCAGAGTCCTCACACAATAGGTCCCTTTCCTTCCCTAGCCTCGCGGCAAAATTTGACAAACCACCTCCCAAAGGTGACTTCATGGTCCTGTACCACCCTCCATGAATGTTAGTT